CATAGACTTATGGCAATCAATGAAGTTATTATTTGCTAGAGCTAAGGATATTAAAGATGATATAACTAAAATAAACAAAAAATGACTACTAAAGAACAAAGATTACAAGAATTAACTAATATTGCTCCAACAGTATCAGTCAAAATGGATATGGAATGGTTAAGTTCAACTACTAATACTGCAGATTTTCAGATCCGGTTAACAAATACTGGAACAACAGTAGTTAAATTAAATGCTTTAATTATACGTGGTGTACATGCTCCAAAGTTAACAACAGGAGCAATAACCTGGAAAGCACTAAATGACAATACTGATCCGGCATGGTTAGGTTGGCCTAAAGTAACAACTAACTTACCGTATATCTCAGGACAAAGAAAATTAAATTTTTCTTCAGCAACAAATATCTTTACCAATGAGACAGCTCCTATTATACCTACTGACAAAGGAGTAGTAGTTGGAACTTTTAGGATTTCTACAACAACAACATGGAATCCAAATACTGACTTTAAATTTGTATGGGAAATGACAACAGGGGGAGTAGTAGGTTATGTAAATTTTGAAACACAATCTTCAACTTCATTACTACCAGTTGGTTTTATGCATTATGGACCAACAACATCTAATTCAATAGGTAAATGCTTAACAGTAACAGCACCAAGTACACAACCTTTAAGTAAATAAAGTTAAATGTTATATACTAGAGAACAAATAGAAAAAGCAGTAAAAGAAAAAGGATACACTTATTTTAAAGGTCCTGGAAACTATGATGTTAATATAGTAGGAGTAAGAAACTCTGATACTGGTAAAACAGTAACTAATCTATTTGATGATAAGATAACTCTATCTTATAAGTTAGATGGAGTATGGCAGTATCATGAATGGGACAACACAACTGAGCCCGGTAAAAAAGGAGTTACACAATATCACAATGCTAATGGTGTAGCTAGATTAGTACCAGGACAATATAGAGGAGTATATGCCATATCTAAGCACCAAGGAAAGTATGAAGCTCTGTGCCAAAGACTAGGTAATGTGACTGTATGGAGAGATAAAAATAAAAACATGACCTTTGATGAAGTTGAAACAGATACAGGAATGTTTGGTATAAATATACACAAGGCAGGTTCAGTATCAAACTTTGTAGAGAATTGGTCAGAAGGATGTCAAGTATTTAAAAGATCAAAAGATTTTGATGCGTTCATGAAAATAATAAATAAAGCAAAAGACTTTTATGGTAATCATTTTACATATACTTTACTAGAAAGTAAAGATATTAAATAATTAAACAAACAATTATGAAATTTAGAAACAACTGGAAATCAGCAAGAAAACAATGGGATAAGATATCTATAAGACTTAGATTATCTTCAGTAGATGTATTTACTTTAGAGATAGATATCTATAGAGAATTTTACATGCTAACAATATTAAACTTAACTATTAAAAACAGATAATCATGAAAGATAGTAAAAATCAAATAATTAGATCTATGAAAAGTTATGAAACAGGAGGATCATCAGATGACCCTTGTATGGAGACTGTTATGGTAGATGGTTGGCCAAAACGTAGAAGAAGACCTAAATGTGGAAAAACTAAAACATTTAGAGTTAGAAGTGCTGGAGAAAAATTAGGTCTTGGTGCTAAAATAGCAGCAGGAGCAGGTGCAGTAGGTTTAGGTATTGCAGAACTTACAAATAAAACTGTAAGTAATATGTTTAAGAAAAAACAAAAAAAAGGAGGCATTATTAAAACTAAAAAATAAAACTCTTATTTAAGCTATAATAATCCAGGTAATTTAATTTATCTGGATTTTTTTTGTTTAAATATTTTTTATTTAAACTTTTATAGTATATTTGTTTAAACTTTAAAAATATAAACAATGGAAAATGTAAATCAACAAGAACAAGAATTAGATTTAACTCCTGAACAGTTAACAGAACGTAAGGAACAAATGCTTTCTTTTTATACTGAATCTTTACCTTATTTAGAAGCTCAATTAAAATATGAAAGTTTACTAACTAGCATAGATGAAATAAGATTTAAAAGAACTAATATTCAAATGCAGTATGCTATGTTAGCATCAGAAATGCAAGAAGGACCAGAAGAAGAAACTACTGAACCTACTAAAAGAACATTAAAGAAAAAGTAATCATGGCTTTAGTTAACCAGGTACAGAAACGTGTAAAAATGCCCAAGTGGGACATTGTTAAATTTCAGATTTTAACTCATTGTTATGTTAATCATATAACAATGAGTGATTCTGATCTTAACTGTCTTACTCTATTAAGTTTTAACCAACCTATAGAACTTACTCATTTTTGTTATGATGCTTCTGCAGAAGATGAAAAAATATTTAAATCTTCTCAAACAGTAAGAAATTCTTTAAATAAATCAGAAAAAAATAATCTTATAATAAAAGATGATAGTAATAAAAAAATTATAATGTTAAATCCAAGTTTAAAAATACAAACTCAAGGTAAAATATTATTAGATTATAAATTTTTAGATAATGATTCCGAAGAAGTATAACATATTATACAAACATGTTGCAGAAGAATTAAATATTAGTGAAACACTTGTTGAAGATGTAATTTCTTTTTATTATAAAGAAGTAAGACAAAATCTTAGTAATCTAGTTTTTCCAAGAATTAACATTGAAGGATTAGGACATTTTATTATAAGAACTAAACTTGTTAGAAATGCAATACCAAGATATACTAATTCACTTGAAAATCATGATACATCAACATTTGCAGCTTATTATAATAAAAAAGGTATTGAAACAAAATTAGAATTATTAATAGAACTAGATAAAATAATTCAACAACAAGAACTTAAAAAAATAAATTTTATAAAAAATAAAAATGAAAAACCTTTTAACAACTCTGTGGAAGAATAAAAAACAAATTCTAGAAGGAGTAAAAAATTCTATTATTAGAGATGAATTTGTAGAAGAAGTAGCAAGAATAAGATATGATATCTGTAATACTTGTGAACTTAAAGGAAAAAAATGTGCAGTAAAAGGTACTGCTCCATGCTGCAATGAATGTGGATGTTCTTTAACATTTAAGACTAGATCTTTATCTTCATCTTGTCCTCATCCAGAAGGTGCAAAGTGGGAAGCAATTATGAGTCAAGAAGAAGAAGATAAACTTGATGCATTATGAGTATTACATTTAATGCCATAGATCATAGTTATAATAGTATAAACACTGAAGGTATAGACTGGATTAGTGTAACAACTCTTGTTTCTCATTTTAAGAAATCCTTTGATGCTAAAAAGGTTGCTGAAAAAGTTTCTAAAAATAAAAAATCTAAATGGTATGGTATATCACCAGATGAAATTCAAAATATATGGAATGCTGAATCTACAAGAGCAACTACACTAGGAACTTACTATCATAACCAAAGAGAATCTGATTTATGTGCATTAGCATCTATTGAAAGAGAAGGTTTTACAATTCCAATATTTTCACCACTACCAGAAAAAGATGGTATAAAATATGCTTCTATACAAAAGTTAGAACCAGGAGTATATCCTGAACATATGATGTATCTTAAATCAGTTGGTATTTGTGGACAATCAGATTTAGTAGAAATAGTAAATGGTAAAGTAAATATCATAGATTATAAAACTAATAAAGAAATAAAAACAGAATCATATACAGATTGGGAAGGTAAGTCAGATAAACTATTACCACCTCTAGATAATTTAGATGATTGTAATTTTAATCACTATGCCTTACAATTAAGTATTTATATGTATATTATACTTAAGCATAATCCTAAATTAAAACCTGGAAGAATATTTATCCATCATATTTCATTTGAACAAGAAGATGTTGATAAATGGGGATACCCAATAGCTAAACTTAATTATAATAATGAACCCATTGTAAAAGAAGTACTTCCAATTGCAGTTCCTTATCTAGTTGATGAAGTAATAAGCATTATGCATTATTTGCATGATAATAAACATAAAGTAAAAAAGAAATGATTGTAAGATTATTTGATGTTCAGAATGGTGTGGTTATTCCTACAGAACATTGTTATACACTAAAAGCCCTTAAAGATATAATGGATAACTATCCAGAAGATCATCTTAACATATATTTATATCTTTTTTATATGACTTGTCCTAATCCAGATTTGAATCCTTTTTTTCATACTCCTGAGATTGATAAAGAAAGTATTATTCTAAAAGAAATAAATGCTGAATTTTCTACAGAAGATGATGATATCTTTATTGCTTTACAGTTTTGTCAAAAAATGTATGAAACTCCTACATCAAGAGCTTATAAAGGAATGGCTTCTATGTTAGATAGATTAGCTAAATATATGGAGACTACACAGATTACAGCAGGAAGAGATGGTAATATTAATTCACTAGTAGCTGCAGCCAAAAACTTTGACCAGATTAGAGCATCATTTAAAGGAGTATATAAAGATCTTCAAGATGAACAATCTAGTAAAGTTAGAGGTGGAATTGGTATGGCTTATGATCAATAATTATGAGTGAAATATATCAAGACATACCCTGTTGGGATAATGGTACATGGACAACAGTATCATTTGATTCTAGAGAAGAATTTTCTAACTCTATTGCTGAAATATTTTCTGAACCTGGAAAGTATAAATTTGATGATACAAGTTTTCTTTTTAATCAAGAAGCAGTAAGGTTTAGAGAACAAAATGTATATTGTACATTTCCATTTAGATCTAAAGATTTTATAAATTATTGGGACAATCAAAAAGAAAAATGCAGAAAAGGAGTGTTCTATATAAAAGATACCAAGAAATGGTATATTACAAGAGACTACTATATGTGGTTAAACTTTTTACCAATCTTTGATAAAGAACAACAGAAGTTTGACTTTGCAAAAATTAGAGATGCTCAGTATCATATGGCACTATATGAACTACTTGCAGAACTTAATTATAAACATGTTGCTATTCTAAAGAAACGTCAGATAGCATCTTCTTACTTTCATATATCTAAGTTACTTAATCAGCTTTGGTTTGAGTCAGGGGTTACACTTAAAATAGGTGCTAGTCTTAAAGATTATATAAATGAAAAAGGTTCATGGAAATTTCTTGCAGAATATGCTGCATTTTTAAATGAACATACTGCTTGGTATAGACCTATGTCTCCTGATAAAGTTTTAATGTGGCAACAAAAGATTGAGGTAAGAAAAGGGGATAGAAAAACAGAAGTTGGTCTCAAAGGTACAATGCAGGGGATGTCATTTGAAAAGGATCCAACAAATGGTGTAGGTGGACCAGTAAAAT